TGTCACAAAACAATATGCTTGTCGGCAATCAAAACGAAATTACCAGTGGAATAAGCAACACTTTTGTTTACGGTACTTTAGCTGACTCAGTAGCTAACAATTCAATTGTTTTAGGTGGTAATAACTTTGCTGACACTTTAGGTGAAAGACAAAACACAACTATAATCTATGGCGGTCAATCAACAAGTGATTTATCGTTTAATCTTTATATGAATAACACTGTAGATAGCTTTTTTCAACCTACAGAAAATAGTGTTTTTTATTTTCAATCAGAAATCTTAGCGGTCAGAGTTGGCGGTGCTAACTTGGGTGGTGCTGTAGGTGATTTTAAGTCTTGGGTTGAACGTGGTGTCGTAAAAAATGCAGCGGGTAGTTTGAGTATAAGTAGGTCGCAAACAGCTATAGTAGACTCAGGAACTACTTCTGGCTGGAGTGCAGAAAACACGGTTTCTAGCACTAACTTTAGACTTTTAGTAACAGGTGCTAGGCAAATGACCTTAGAATGGATAGCAACAATAAGAATAACAGAAATAAGAACGTCAGTAACTTTAACTTAATAAATTATGGCAGAGAAAGTAGTTTTAGAAGCGGAAATCAAAACGAATGTATCTAAACAACAAAAGGATACTGAAAAGTATGTTAAAAGTTTAGAACAAGTAAATGAAGAAATAAAACTTCAAAATAAATATATTTTAGATCAAGAAAAAGAACTTGTAAAGCTTAAAGCTAAACAAGACGCAATTCCAAAAGGTTCGTGGGTTGCTGGTATGGACAAGCTTAACCAAAAAATCAAAGACACGACAGCTGAATTAAAGGTTGAAAAAGTAGCTTTAAAAGGTTTAAAAGAAGAACAAAAAGAAGCTATTGCAAAAAACAAAGAATTAACCGCAGCACAAAAAGAACAAGACAAAGTTGTTCAAGATGGTATAGGCAGCTTCACGGTTATGGGGGTTTCGTTAAATGGTGTCAAAACTTCAATGGGTAAATTAATACCTACTATAAAGATGATGTTTGGTTCTATTAAAGCAGGTCTTATATCAACTGGAATCGGTGCTTTTGTTGTGGCAATTGGTTCTTTAGTATCTTACTTCACAAATACTAAAAGAGGTGCTGACCAACTTAAACAAGCTTTAGCTGGTCTAGGTGCTGCAACTAGTGTAATAACAGATTTGTTTTCACGAGTAGGTGAAACGATAGTCGGTGCTTTTGAAGACCCTAAAGCTGCAATTACTGGTCTTTGGGAATTTATTAAAGATAATTTAATGAACCGTCTTACTGGTGTTATTGATAGTTTTAAAGCTGCTGGCAAGATCATTAAGTCAGCACTTGAACTAGACTTTGACGCTGTTAAAGAAGGTGCTAAAGAATACGGTCAAGCGTTAGTACAAGTTGGTACTGGTCTTGACGTAGAACAACAAGAAGCTTTTGCTAATAGTATTAAGAACATAACTACTGAAATAAAAGAAGAAGTCAAAGCAATGACAGCACTTGAAAAAAGAACGCAAGCTTTAAGGGATGCTGACAACGAGTTTATGGTTCAAAAAGCAGCAACTAGAAAAGAGATTGAAAAAGCTAGATTGATAGCGGAAGACGAAAGTAAAAGTGCCGAAGAACGACTTGACAATCTTAAAAAAGCTTTAGAGCTAGAAGCTGAAACTACTGAACAAGAAATTGAACTCGCAAAAGAACGAATGCGAATACAAGAAGAAGAAATGGCTTTAAGTGAAAATTCAGCAGAAGACGAAGCGAATTTAGCACAATTAAAAGCAGCAATTATTGAAAAAGAAACCGCTTCAATTAAAATGCGAAGAAGGGTTGTCACTGAAGTTAACGCTTTAGAAAACGAAATAGCTGCAAATAGAAAAGCCGAAGAAGACGCAAGACAAGCTGAAATTGACAAAAAAAATGCAGAAGACGCAGCTGCACTTAAAAAGAAGGAAACTGAAGCACAGGCGTTGTTAAATATACAGCAACAAAACACTTTAGCTTTAATTGAAGACTTAGCTGAAAGAGCAAGACAAGAACTAGAAATACAAGAACAAAAAGAACTAGCGTCTGTTGCTGGTATGGACAACGCTGAAGCTATGAAAGAAGCAATACAAAAAAAGTATGCTATTAAAAGAAAAGCTTTAGACGATAAGACGACAGCTGACGAACTTAAAAACACCAAAATGATTAATGATATGCAAGTTGGCTTTGCAGCTGACACGTTGGGTGCAATATCAAAAATAGCTGGTGAAGAAACCGCTGTCGGTAAAGCTGCGGCTGTAGCACAAGCAACGGTCGCTGGAGCACAATCTGTTATGAATGCTTTCAATACTGCGTCAAATTCACCGCTGAATGCTATTATTCCGGGTTATAACTTTATACAAGCGGGTCTAGCTGGTGCGTTTGCAGTTAAACAAATAGCAGCTGTTAAGTCAGGTCAACCGCCTTCGGGTGGTGCTGGCGGTGGTGGTGGAACGCCTGACGTAGCTCCTGAGTCACCTGCACCGCAAATGATGTCAGGTGCTTTTGAACTAAGCGGTGGTGTAGAACCGGAACCAACTCGTGCTTATGTTTTGACGGATGAAATGACATCGTCACAAAACCAGCTTGCGAACATAAGACGTAGAGCTACTATATAAAAATCAAATAAATACTAATAACTTATATTTAATAATTATGCCTTGTAAAAAATGTAAAGACGGTAAG